GGGTAGATGCGGTTTGGGCCGCTTGGCGTTGGTCCTGCATCTCCTCTACTTCCGTAGGGGGAACAGGCGCTTCATTAGTGATAATAGGTGTGGCGCCTTCACAGTCCTCAGTAAGTTGCGTGGTTGCGCTGCGAACTTCAGGCGCTGCTTCGGTGATTAGTGAACGCCCGATTCCAATGGTGGGGTCAGCCGGGATGCTGACAACGCTTACTTCGTGCGGTGACCATTTAGTTGCGACATAATCGCCGTTCCGTTCCTCCATCTTGTCGATGGCATAGCCGAAGCTAATGCCCCGCAGGATGCCGTCCTTTACGTCATCCAATACCTCTTGGGCAAACTTGTTGCGAGAGAAGCGAACCTTGGCGTAGCCCCGCTTGTCAGCTTCGTTGATGTAGGCACGCTCTACTACACCAACAACCTTGTCGGGATTGTGGTTGAACAGCAAGGGAGCGCCATCGTTTAGGCGCGCCAGGTCCGCTGCGTCCCCCTCGTGGCTTAGAACCTCATTGCCGAAGTAGCGGGCTACCGGGTATTCGGAACTGAAGGGGAACTCGAATGTGCGCTCTTCGAGTGCGCGGAAGTTTGTGGCTTCAGTACGGGTATAGGTGCCGCTTAGGTCGCGTTGGGCAGTTTCAAGAGTGCGGAGGGCTTCGATCTTCCGCAGCGTTGAAAATTTATGGCCGACGAGAGTTTCGGTGGCGTCCCAGCCATCAGCGCCTTCGCGGTAGATGCGAATTAGCGCAGCCGGATCTTCGGTGGTGGCATTGATGCTGAATTCGGAGTCGGGCACGCCCAGCGTGCCTTCGCGCATGACATGTTCGATACGGCCGCGTGCCGTACCACCGGAGCTATTCCAGCTAACGAAGTCGCCTGTACTTAGGTCGGAGGGCTTAGCGCGTTCCACGGGTTCATCAGTCGTATTTAGTTCTTCAACCTTAATGCGCTCGCCTGTTGCTTCCTCGAACTGGATAGGTGTGTAGTCGTGTTCGCGGAGCCACTGGCGAGCTTCGGAAGCAGTGAACTCACTTAGGCGGAAGCGGATTGCCTGAATCTCGCTGCCTTGTTCACCGGTCTTTATGCCAAAGATGAAGTCAACACCCTTGCCTGCGGCGTTGTTGCGGCGACGGAAACGGTCGTAGGAGGAGGGGTCCTTTAGGCGGGCGGCGTGTTCTTGGGGGTAAGGACGGCCCTCATTAGGCTCTTCGGGCTCGGACATTAGCCGCTCGGGAACGATCCAGAACTTGCAGACGCCCGCGGGATCGATGTCGCCACTAACGATTTCACAGCCGCGGGGGCCGGCGTAGAAGGCGCAGTTTGCGCAGACCATGCCGTCAGAAGCGAATGGACTTTCGCCCATGTAGTGGGCACCGTGAGCACCGGAACCTTGATCGAAGGCACCTAGGTCTTCGGCGATTTCTTCGAGGGCCTCGTATAGCGCGACTTGCGGGGCTTTTAGCTCCGCAGTCAGTTCGCGGTCTTTATCGATGGTGCTCATGATGTTGTCACTCCAGGATTTGCCAGGATCGCCACCCCATGCTGCCCAGGCGACCCGGCCAGGGGAGGGGTAGCCCTTTTCACCGGGGCTAAAGCCTTGGCCCTGTTTGTCTACCTCGTGCCGGGCAAACCAGGCAGACATAGTGCGAACGGTATCAGCGCTTAGTGGGTCGCCACTGAGGATCTGTGAAGCGCGGTTCGCGGCTACTTCCGTACCACCGGCGTTGCCCTCTGCCTTCCAAGCGCGATACCGCTGCGCTTCCTTGCGCATCGCAGCAGTAGGTAAGTAGCTCATAGGTCTGGCGCAGCAGAAGGTTCAGTGGATGGCGAGGCTGGCGACGCACCGGGGGAAGGCATAAGTCCTAGGTCCTTATCGAGACTCAGGCCCGCATCCTTAGCGAGCTGCTGTTCTCGGGCGAGTTCGCTGACGTTGTCGTCGTAATCGCCGCCACTTTGGGCGATGATTTGCGACTTGGTCATGTAGCCAGCCTGCTCGGCCTCCCGGTAGGCCTTGACTTCCTTAAGCGGATCGACCCACGTCCAGCCTCGTGGCATCCAGCGGGGAGTGTCGTAGCGCTCGGGACGCAGCTCGTAATCAGGAAAGCTGAGTTCGCCGCTAAGCACGGCGAGACTTAGCCACTCGCGGAAGACCCGCATATGGAAGTTTTCGATCAGGTAGTTCTGCACTACGCGCCAGTGCTCGCGGTCTTCTAATAGGCTGAGACGCGAACTTGAGTAATTAGTGTCGGAAAAGTCGCGACTTAGGGTTTCGTAACTGCACCCGAAGCCTGAGGCGAAGCGGCGCACCTTGTTGCGCACAAACATCTCAAATTGTTGATCGGGCGAGTCAATCGAGGGGACGGTGACGTTTTCACCAGGGGCGAGGTATTTAAAGGTGCCCGGCTCAAACTCGCTGATGCGCTGGTTGTTCTCGATGGCGTCAGGGGTGAGCTCACCTTCGTTGTTAGTAACGAAGCCCATCAGTGACGCGCCAGCGCGGGCACGGATTACGGCGGCTTCCTCGTAGCCCTGCAGTTGGTGGGCGTCGGACATCACCGGGTGGAACCAGGGCACGCCCCGATTCTGTGATGGGCGCTCCGGCAAGAAGAGGTGAATTACGTCTTCGGCGGGCAGAAAGACGTGCTTGGCGTTGTTTTGGGGGACGTTTTGGAACCAGTAGTCGCCTGGGTGCCTGGTGAGCATGGCGTAGCGGACTGGGCGGCCCCACTCGTTGACCTCGACGCCGTTGCGCCATTCGTTGGCGGGGGCAAGGGTGGCGCCGTTGTACTCCTCGTCGAGGAGGTCGCTTTCGAGGATTTGTAGGGCGAGGGGCACCTTCGAGTCGCCGAAGGGGCGGCGGATGATGCGGAAGATGGCCTCACCGGATTCGGGTAGGGCGCCGGTGGCCAACCACTCGAGTTGGTGGAAGCTGTAGCGGCCGGCAACGTCGCAGTGCTCGGCACGGGTCCACACTTCCCACTTGGCTTCGATCAGTTTGTTGATGCGGTCATCGCGTTTGTTGCCGCGCAGCTGCTGCACCTGGCTTTGCAGCTTGATGCCGGTGCCGACGACGTTGATCTGGGTGGTGCGCTTGGCCTGCTTGGCGTAGGGGTTGTTGCGGACGAGCTCGCGGGAGCGGTCGCGCAGTTTGCGCAGGCTGGTGCGGATCTCGGCGTCAGCGCTGGTTTGGTTGGCCAGCCAGTCGGCGGTGAGGCGGGAAATAATCGCCCCTTGGTACTGGCGGCGACCGGTGCGTGCTGGTGCAACGGGCTTAACGAAGCCGAGTGCGCGGAGGAGGTTAGTGCGGATGCCCATCGTCTTAGTTGAAGCGGACGAACATGTTGCGTGGATTGCCAAGCCCGTTGGCCATGAGCTGCGCCGCTTCTTCTCGCTTTACGTCAGCTTTTAGCTTCGCTTCCAGCTGAAGTAAATCGGCGAGGTCGTACTTCTTCAGATTACGGGTGCCGATGCGATATTCCTGGACCGCTCCACCGCTGAGGATGGTTCGGATTGCGGCCTGGACTGCGTCGAGATCTTTCTGCGCCTGGCTGCGGCCGTCATAGGCAGCGGGGCTGTTTGTGTAGCCGAGTGCAGCAACAACCGTGGTGGAGCCGCTGCCCAAGGTGAGAGTCGATCCTGCTTTTGTGGCTACAGCCTGCCAGTACCAGTTACCAGCATTGAAACCGGCACTGGTATCAGCGGCGATGGTAAATTCCCAGCCGCTTCCGTAGGCGCTACCCACAACGGTGCAGCCTTCGACTGGGGTGTTGGTGCGTAAGTAATAGGTGAGGGTGTAGTCAGTGCTGCTTATGGGGTTGCCAAGGTTATCGACAGTGGCCTCGTCGCGCCACGTGATGGTGTCGCCGGCTTGGAGTGAGGGAGGAATCTTCACGGGCTCACCAGCGCTGAACGAAATTGCCGCGTTTAGCGGGGTTTTGTTGTTGTGATCGTAGCGGAGCTGCCTGCTTAGGTTCATTACGGCGCTCAAGTTGATCCCAGATCGTGCGTCGGTCGTATTTCTGGTAGAGGCG